ATTGGAGGTGTTGGAAAATGGCTAGTGTATTCACACAATCCATCCGAGGCCTCGAAAAAATCCAACGCGATATAAAACGCATCCCAAAAGAAGCGAACACCGAGCTACGTAAAGCCTCTAGGCAAGTAGCGGATCAGCATATGGTCCCAGCGTGGAAATCTGCGGCCCTGGAATATGCGGGGCCCTGGGGCGAGGATATCGCTAACAGTGTGCGCTCAGGCTCCGATCGTGTCCCCAAAGTCATGATCGGTTACAAGAAAAAAGTGATGCGAGGCGGAGCAAGCTCGATCGACGTACGTTACCCATCAGACTCAGGCCAGGCTCGAGGATCAACAGCCCCATTCCAGCGCACAAAATGGATCACCAAAGCTAAAGGAAAATACCAGGCTGGCGCTAAAAAAGAATGGGACGGCGCAGTCGATGCGATCGTCATGAAATGGAAGATGATGTAATGGCCGTCGGTAAAACCCTAACAATATTCCTCAACGCTGACCTAAAAAAATTTAATGCTGGCATGGCCCAGGCACAGGGCGGTCTCAAGGGATTCGCTGCTGGAATGAAAAACCTTGTAGGACCTGCCGCTATCGGTGCAGGAATCGCGATCGCTGGCCTCGCTACGAAAATGGCTGTCGATGGTGTCAAGGCAGCTATGGAGAATGAGGAGTCCCTGGTCAAACTGACTAACACTCTGACAAACCTCGGCCTCGCACACAACACGCAGGCGATCGAGGACTATATCTATCAGCTGGAGCGCAGTTTCGGGGTCGCTGACACAGAGCTGAGACCCGCCTACCAGAAACTTGTAGTCTCAACCGGCAACGTCGCTGATGCTAATAAAGCCCTGGGACTCGCTCTCGACGTATCAGCCAGCTCAGGGAAAAGCCTGGAGCAAGTCACCGAGGCATTATCTAAAGCATTCTCTGGGCAAGTCGCTGGACTCTCCAGACTTAACCTGGGCATAGATGCGGCCACTATTCGCAGCGGCGACATGGACCTGATACTCCAGAAACTATCCGAGACCACAGCTGGAGCAGCAGCAGCCTCAGCAGACACCCTCACAGGCCGCATGAAAGTACTCCAAACCGCAGTAGATAACCTGGGTGAAGCTTTCGGTCAAGGGCTCGTGAACTCCCTTAAAAAAGGTACGGACGGAACTAACTCGGCAGTTAAAGACATGGCGGAGCTCGAGGAAGGCCTCACCGATGTCGGTGAATCCATCGGAGACACAGGATTCGCAGTAGCTGGATTCGTAATAGAGCTCAACAAAATCAACACAGCTGTAAACGATGCGGCCAAAGGTAACAACGTATTTAGCAAAGCCCTGGACACTGCACTGACAATCCTCAACCCTGTCAGCATGGTCACCGAAACACTCGGGAACGTGATGGGATTCCTCTCAGATCAGACAGAGGATGCAGGGGACGCGATCGACGAAACAAACAACTCAGCAAATAATGCAGTGACTGGCTGGAATAACTTATCCAATGCGATCAACAATGCCTCAATGCAAACCGACGATTTCATTCGACGTAACAGCGTAAAACTCAAGCTCATAAAACTCGAGAACCTTAACTACCAGGATGCAGCTGCCAGGGCAAACAATCTTCTCAATGTGACAGAAAACCTCACTGAGACAACTAAAACATATACTGGCTCAAAATTAACCTCGACAGATGCCACAGCTGAGCTCACGAAAAAAGAGCAGAAACTTATCGACAAATACAAAGAAGGCGAGATCGCTCTAACTACGCGAGGCCAGCAACTCCTCGAGGAAGTAACCGCCCTCGATGCAGCTCGCACAGCCATAACGGACTACACCTCCGCACTTTCTGAAAATATTCTATCTGGCGTGAATCTCGGCACAGCCTATGAAGCCCAATTCAACGCAGAGGGCCAAAAAACTGGAGCCAGCCTCCTCGACGGATTCAATCAACAAATAGCCCAGGCTGAATACTTTGGAGAAGTACTCAACCAAATCAAGGCACAAGGCGCAGACCAAAGCCTCATCGAGCAGATCGCCAGCCTCGGACCTGAGACAGGTGCAGCTCTCGCCCAGCAAATGATCGACGAGGGCCTAGTCGCTACCCTGTCCGATAAATGGGTATCAGTTAATTCAACCGTAAACGAACTAGCCAAAGGCCTGATACCCGAGGGCCTCCTCGCTGGCGAACAATTCGCCCTGGCAACAGTTCAAGGCACTGCAGCGACCCTCCTCAAAGAACAGAAAAGCCTCAGAAAACTAGGCAAGCAAGTAGGCAAAATCGTGGGCGCATCATTCAAGGCACAGCTGGCCGATGATGTGGCCGAGGCAGTCCGCAACGTCGAAGCCCAAAGAACAGCTGCACGAGCTGAGGCAGTGGCTCAAGCCGAACGGCAACAAGTGGCCCTTACTAATCAGGCAGTAGCTCAAGCACTCCAAAACTTGATCCGAGGAGCCGACTCTCGTAATGGGGCCCCGATATCGCCCCTCCTGTCATGATTACCGAAATCGCCCTAGACGGTGTAGCCCTGGATCTCGATACGATCGAGTACCAGGTACAGATCCAGCATGGCCGATCCGATGTCACGACCAGCCCGCAACCCTCAAACGCTCAAATAATCATTCGAGGCCCAGTCGGTGTCGGTGTCGAAATATCCGAGACATTAGTAGTCAAGGCTTATGGCTTTCACAGATTCACAGGGGAAGTCTCCGACGTCACGATAACTCACTTATCCAGCAATCCGCCCATAGCAGTATCCACTATCACTGCTATCGGGGAACTAGCTCGAGTGGGATTCGTGGAAGTGGGTGCGACTGGATTCGACCACCAGACAGCCCGTGAGCGAGTCGATACGGTACTCGGCGCAGTCGGAATCCCGTACCTCAATGGGGCAGATCCGCTTATCGACTTGCACCAGGTGACAGGCTCAGACATTCAGGCGACAGATGCCCTTTCATACCTGGGACAGATAGCCCAATGGATCGGCGCTACATACTTCGATGATCCATTCGGGCGTATCGTATTCGAGTCCTACGGTGAACGAGGCATAACCTCATTCGATGGAACATGGGAAAACACCCTGGGCACATGGGCCGCTAGTACTCTGGAGTGGGGAGAGTTTACGACCATATTCCCGCCCACAGTAATACCACCTGGCACTGTCATATTCACGCCCTCATGGTCACGCACACGGCAAACAATTATTAACTCAGTGACGGTCCTGGGTTACAAAGATACCCACGAAACAACACAAACAGACTCAGCCAGTATCACGGACTATGGCCTAAGGGAGTTCCGGCTCAACACGGACCTACGCTACTCGGGTGACGTTATCGACAGGGCAGGGAAAATCATTACTGCTCAGGCTAACCCGCTTTGGAGCCTCGGAGCCGTATCTATCATGGTGCATAACCTCGACACGCCAACTAGGGATCTTGTGCTGGGCCTCGTGTCAGGTCAAGCCGTATCACTATCACGCCTCCCACAACCCGCACCAGTCGAGGACTTTTTCGGAATCGTCGAAGGCTGGGGCGAAACATACACGCCAGGGGAGCACATTCTGACCCTCTCACTTTCCGACCCGCGTTACTCATTCGAGACAGTTACTTGGGAAGAGGTCGATCCCACGCTAATATGGGGCGATGTACCGGCAGACTTGCAATGGTTCCAGATTATTACTAGCACAAGCCTAGCGGCGTAAAGGAGACAGAAAATGGCACTTACCCCTGGAGGCACTCCGTATGTGGAATCCTCGGACCTTGTGGCGAACTATCCCTCGACGAGTTTATCGTTAGCGAATAAAGTAGACACTAAATCTAATTTAGTTTCGCCCGCTTTCACCGGTACGCCAACCGCGCCTACCGCAGGATTAGGCACTAACACAACGCAACTGGCAACAACCGCTTTCGTATTGGCTAATGGCGGAGGCAAAATCTTGCAAGTCGTTACAGTGCTAAAGCAAGATTCTTTCACTACTGCTTCAACTGCTTACACGGATGTGACGGGGTTAAGTGTAAGCATTACGCCCACTAGCGCCACTTCCAAGGTATTGTTAACTGTCAGTTTGGGTCTAGGTAATACAGCGCAGACAGGATTATCAAGGGGCAGAATATTAAGAGGAGCAACCGTAATCGGTGGAGGAACACCAGTCGGGGTTAGAGTGGCCGGTTCCTTTGCTTTCCAACCCCAAACAGCAACAGCCGCCGTTCACACACAAAACATGACTTTTGTAGATTCACCCGCCACCACAAGCGCCACCACATATAAAATACAAATAGCATGCGACACAGGAACCGCAACAGTAGGTTACGGATACAGTAATGATGCTAACGTTGCTCAAATTATTAGAAACGCCTCGGCGATTACTTTAATGGAGGTAGCAGCATGATAACCATGAGTGAAGCCGTAGCAAGCCTGCGCCCTAGTATCGAATGGTCGATGGACAACGACGACGTTGAAAATATCACATGGCACACAAAAGGAGCCGAGCCACTTACAACCGCCGAAGTCGAGGCCGAAGTGAAACGTCTAGAGACAGTCGAAGCCGACAAAATTAAGGCAGATCAAGCCGCAACCGCCGCGGCTATCGCACACGCTAAATCCCTTGGATTCACTGATGCCATGATCGCAGTAATGTACCCGAATCTAGGAGCCTGACATGTCGAAAATCGAAGAAGAATTGCACGTCGATAACCCGCCCGAGGTCGAAGAAAAACCTAAAAAAAAGGTGTCGAAACCTAAGCCATTGACCGCAACCGAACGAGCTAGGGCAATAGTCCGAGCCAAACTCGCAGCAAAATAAGCCGTGGATATCGCAGACTACGTCGGACTCGTAGCCACATGCCTAGCCATACTCGGAATAATGGGTGGTGGTCTAGTGTGGCTAGTGCGAAACGTGGTCCGCGACGAAATATCTAAAGCCACTAAAAGCATTCAACCTGGCTACCGTAATGGCGGGCAGTCACTTGCAGACGTAGCAGCAAAAGTCGATCGCCTCATAAACCACGTAGGAATGGACAAAGAATGAAACGCATAGAGGAATGGCTAGCCGCCAGTGCCACAGGATCATTCATCAAAATCGGCGGAGGAGCCGCCCTAGGCGCATTACTGTCATGGCTACTCACCGCTGACGTTCATCCGCTAGTGGTGGCTATCGGTGCGGCAGTGATCCCCATAGCCATTAACTCGATAAACCCACAAGACCCCAGATATGGGACAGTGGACTGGGAGGATCTCGATGGCGAAACTATGTAAAGCTGGAGTGACGTTACGCTCACAAATAGATAAAAGATTCCCAGGCAGAGACCGTCGATCCGATGGATGGATAGGCGACAGGGACCACACACAACGGGCCTCAGACCATAACCCCAACTCTAAAGGCATAGTGCATGCCCTCGATATAGATGAGAACATGGGCAAGCGTGGAAAATGGCGCAACGGTCGCACAGCCCGACTTCTCGCGGATCAACTCGTGAAATATGCAGCCTCGACAGCACCAGGGGCCCAGCGCATCAAATACGTTGTTTACGAAAACCAGATCGCAAGCCCTACCTACGATAAAACATGGTGGAGATTCCGCGGATCAGGCTACGGCCACACAGCCCACATCCACATCAGTTTCACAGCCCTAGCAGACATGGACGGCTCAATCTTTCCACTGCCGATCCTCACTAAGTCACCCACAAAAAAACTCGCCTACCGTCGGTTAATCGCTAAACGCCGCCGATAGCCATGGATCTCGAATGCCCATACTGCGGGCAAGTCGAAAACCTTAGAGCCGAATATCCTCAACGGTTCGACCTACCTAACCCACTAATAACCGAGTGCAGGGAGTGCGAATGATTACCGAGATCCTCATGTGCGCCGCGATTATGACGGCCCCAGCTTGTGCGGCCAGTTCACCCGATGCCCTAGACTGGAAAGGCTATGAGCCGAGCATGTACCAGGGGCAGCATTACAACAGTAAATGGGCACAGGTTCGCAAGTGCATAATGCACAGGGAATCCCGACATAACTATAGGGCCCGCAGCACCATATCGACCGCATCTGGCGCATATCAGTTTCTTGACAGCAAATGGCGAGTAAGCCTCACACACATGATGATCCAAGAATCAAAAGCCACTAAAGACGGCCTGATCCAAGAGATTAAAGCTCTGAGAGATAAGCCCATTCAAACATGGAATCGCTATTACCAGGATCGTGCTTTCTATACAGCCTGGGACAATGGAAGGGGAGCAGATCATTGGAATCAGACACGCCACGGGTGCTAAACGCGACCTACCATGTTATCGAGCTCGAGGATCTCGACCTCAAAGGGCAAGTGCTTATCACTGTCCGAGATGGTAAACCCACATTGGCATATAGACGCTCGATGGGGCAACGATGGAGCCCACAGATCATGCCGAACACGCCCGAGAATCGCTAAAGTGCTTGACAATGCGCTACCGGCTCACCACTATTAACCCACAGACATACCAGAGGAGGGGAAGCCTCAGACCTCAGACCAAGAGCTGGGGATGTCTACGGGTGGCCCTGTTTCTAGTGGCAGGGCCACTCACCACACTAGCCACTAGGACGAAAAGGGGAACCATGCAAGAGGACGCATTATTCGATCAAATAGGCGACATTCAACTTGACCGCCCTGGTCACAACTGCACAGGGCAGCTCTGCACATACTGCGAACGATTCGACCGTGAGGACACCCAGGTGCTCGCAGAGATCGACCCAGCCTGGAGAATGCAAGCCACCATATTCCGCAAGTCACTCGCTATCGGTGGACTATTCAGCGCAGACCTACTCATCGAGGCCATAGGGAAGCCACTGGGCCACCCAAACCAGATCGGCGCACTATTCAGGGCATGGAACTCTCAGGGCCTTATCGAGTCTCAAGGCAATTATGTTGTGAGCACACGCGAATCTAACAACGGTCGCTCAATTAGATTATGGAAGCGGACAGCATGAGCCCAGCGATACTAGGCCTAGTCTGCCTCACTTGCGGACTCATCATCGGATTCATTTGGGGACACTCAGGAGGCAAAGGATGAGCGAACTTATTATAAATTGTGTGAAGTGTGGCTACAGAATGCACATAAGGGAAACAATTTGCATGAATTGTATAGCCCTCGATGAGTACGCTAAAAGGGAAGTTTCTCAGCTGTATATCACTCAGCAAAAAAGACTCCGGCAAGCAGCGCAAAAGAAAGCAAAGAGGGACATCGCATGAGCGGATACAACCTCGACGGATATATTGACGTACCCAGCCGAATCAAACTATTCATGTCTAGGCATCCTGAGGGCTCGCTGCAGATGGACCCGCCAGAGTTTATCGACATTGAAGTCAAACGCTGGGTAATCGGTAGTGCATACGCTTACCGAACTCCAGATGATC